GCCGGAGTGTTGAATACTACTAACACTTTCATCGAAAAAGATTAATATTTAAAACGAGATAGAAATGAGTGAAACAAAAATAATATTAGATGCCTGTTGTGGCAGTAGGATGTTTTGGTTTGACAAAAAAAACCCTTTGGCTTTGTTTGCTGACATTAGGGACGAAGAATACATTCTTTGTGATGGGCGGAATCTGAAAGTCCACCCAGACATCGTATCGGACTTTACCGATATGCCGTTTTTGGATAAATCCTTTAAACTGGTAGTGTTTGATCCACCCCATTTGCTAAAGGTTGGTAAAAATAGTTGGTTAGCCAAGAAGTATGGTAAACTTCCTGAAGATTGGCCAAGGGTGATAAAAAAGGGAATTGATGAATGCTTTCGTGTTCTGGATGACTACGGAGTTCTGATTTTCAAATGGAATGAGGATCAGATAACAGTTAGGGAAGTATTGAGTGCCATCAATCGGCAACCACTCTTCGGCCATACTACTGGAAGACATGGAAAGACTATGTGGATGTGTTTTATGAAACTGCCAATTAACTAATAACAGGAACAATAAGGAACAAAACATTAATATGTTGAAACTAAATGACATAGAATTTTACAACACTCCTTCTGGAGGTGTTATGGTATCTGTTGAAGGGCAGGAGGCTTTTATTTTATTGCCTACCCACTATGACTTGATATCCATTTTGCATGATTATATTATGCAAAACTATCATGGAGCCTATCTGGCATTATCTTCCCTATATAAAGGGAGTGCTCAGAATCCTTCTTACTATCGTTATCGGATTGTGAGTCGTTTTGCCCGATGTAATTTTGGAGAATACGAAACCAATGTGGTTGATATAAGTAAACACACGTTCCATTTTGAGCAGGTTCATTGCCCGTTACGTGGCGCTGGTGATTGTCAATTGGAAAATGTTGTCTGTAATCCTCAGTATACTTTGCCTTTGACAAAACAGCAGATTAATATCTTCCGTATGTATGCGGATGGACTTAATACCGAACAGATTGCCAAAAAGCTTTCTCTTTCGACTAATACGATTGACCGTCACCGTTCTGATATACAATCTAAGCTTGATCTTCATTCCATTACGGAGATGATACTATTCTGGATTAACAATAATTTAAAATAACAACTATGTATTATTCAAACACTTTTGAAGCTGCAATGATTATATGTGGCTATCACCTTTATCGCCTTTTTTACACAGACCGTGCGCGTTATATACGTAAGGCTGAAGGATTTATTCGTATCCGTAGCAAACGTGTGATTGATGGTAAGATCAAGCGTGTCAAACGTCAGATCCGTGTGCGTTGGGATGCTGCCGGTATCTGTTTTCGTGCCAGTGATAACCAGCGTCTTCCGCAGTATGACCTGCCTCTCAAGTCTGTTCAGAATAAAGGATACGATATAAAATCAGGTCAGTTATGTATGTAGATGTAGATCATTCAGGGCTTTTTTCCATAATGGAACTTACCCCTAACGAATTGTACGTTATCAGCGAGGCAATTGTGTGTTATTCTCGGATACAGGATATATCTGCTGATAGTCAGGAAATATCCCGTAGGATAGCAACAGCAATCAGCCGGGAATATGATACAGGCAAGACAACACGTCCTGTTGAAAAAAACAGTAAATAAATTATCAAAGTATTATGATTTTATCCGATAAATCTCAAGGGGTGGACTTCTCTTCGTTTCGTCTGCCGGATAATTATGGAGAATGGATACTTGATACCATCCATGCCATGGGGTTGAAAGAATATACCGAATACGAAGGTAAGGTGTTTTCCGCACTTGACGGTTTACGTGAAGGAAGATGCTTTGATGTCACCCTAGTCCAGGAAGATATGCGTGAAATATTCATCAGGATATGTTGCTTGTATATCCATGATCATCCGCAGGTAGTTTTTAATGATACATATACCCGAATTTATAAACAAGAAAAATATGAACCAGGGAAGTTGGACCAACGCAGAAAAAAGATTTGTCCGCGATAACGCTGGAAAGCTGACTGTAGAGGAAATGGCCTGTCGCATAGGCCGTACTTCTAGCGCAGTCAAAATGTTTCTGATCAGAAACCGGATAGCGGTAGGAACTCAGATTAAGCGGAACATCTTACAGGAAATTTTGAAAATCAAGTTCGTGCACCCGGAGTGCTTTAAGCCTACCCGTGCCTTTTATAAGGCGGTAGGTATGTCGCAAATACACTTTTGGGATTTATATTATGGCCGTGTACAAATTACAGAGCCGGAATATGTAGCAATAACCACGCACCTAGAAATTACCCTACAGGAAGCATTCGAGGCGCGGCAATTAAACCTCTTTGAAGGAGAAATAACAGATGAGCAAAATAAGTCAGAATAGCATAGATAAAGTCAAAGCAGCAGTTGATATCGTAGATGTGATATCCTCATTTGTCAGACTGGAGAAAAAAGGACCGGGGTATGTCGGAGTATGTCCGTTTCATAACGATCGTCATCCGTCCATGCGCGTTACTCCATCCCGTCAGATATACAAATGTTTTGTATGCGGAGCAGGAGGGGATGTGTTTGATTTCTTGATAAGACATGAAAATATGTCATTTACAGAAGCTGTATTATGGTGCGCCCGGCGTGCGGGTATACAGGTAGAAGAAACCGAAGTGACCAAAGAGGAGTTGGAAGTACGGAAACATCGTGAAACATTATATATAACAATGGATGCCGCCACCAATTTTTTTCAGTCCCAGCTTCCTTCGGCCGGAGCCTATTTGAAAGAGCGCGGCTACTCTTTGGATAATGGAATTTTGAAAACGTTCCGTATCGGATACGCGCCACAGGGTAACAAGGCTTATTCCCATCTCACTTCATCCGGATATATGACACAAAATCTTGTTGAGGTTAATGTAGTGGCTAAAGGGGATTATGATTATTACGATGTATTCCGTGACCGTATAGTTTTTCCATTTCTAGACATGCAGGGTAGACCGGTGGCATATAGTGGCCGCATAGTAACTCCCAACAAGAAAGTAGGGAAATATGTCAATACTACCGACACACCGCTATTTAATAAAGGGAAACACCTTTTCGGACTGTATCAGGCTTATCGTTTCATCAGCCAGGTGGGCTATGTGTATCTGGTGGAAGGGCAGTTCGATGTCATGAGCCTGTACGCAGCAGGTGTGAAAAACGTTGTTGCCGGTTCGGGAACGGCTCTGACAGATGATCAGGTGAAATTGATTTCCCGTTATAGCAACAAAGTCGTACTGGTATACGATGATGATGAAGCGGGTATCAAGGCATCCATGAAAAATTGTGAGACAATGCTTCGTGCAGGGCTTAACATTAATTGTGTACGTCTTCCTCAGGGTAAAGATCCGGACGATCTGGCCAGGGAGAAAAAAGAGCAGACTTTGGCATGGCTGAATAATAATACGGCCAGCTTTGTAACTTATTTCTGTAACATATTTCTTCCGGAGAAAATAGAGGACCCAGTAGAGAAAGAAGAAAGATTGGCATCTGTCTGTCGGTTAGTGGCATGTGTGGAATCAGAAACTCTCCGTCTGGATTATACCAGGAACCTGGCACGTCGGTTCTCACAAGAACCGGATGTAGTAGACCGTAAGATTCGTCAGATGCGTTCCAATATGCCGGAAACTCCAACAGTTGAGACACTAAAACCGGGTGTATATGGTCTTGATGTACTCCCGGCTTTAGTGACGGAGCGTACCAGCATTCATGTATCAGCATCTTTTGATGAATTCTTGGAAAATTATGAGACGGTGCCTCAGATATACTTTCATGAAAGTCTGTCTATGGAAGATATTCAGAAGGTACGCCGTGATTGCCAGTTACTGGATGTGTCCGCTGATGCTCTTGTAATTTCTGCTACAGGGGAGGAGAGTACCACTATGGCAGCTTTGGCCGACTGCTACAGAAACGGAGTCACCAACATTTCCGTACTTGTTCCGGGAAGCGATATCGCGTCTATCAACAAGAAAAAACAGTCAGACGATTATATTGAGGAGGAACAGCCGGATGAGGAATGGATATTCATCAATGCCTATGTCTTTAAGTATAACCAGTTCCTTAATCGCTATAAGCCGGTAGACCGTACACCTTACCTTCAGCGTTGTGCCGATTTGATAGCCTGCACAGAAGAATCCGTTCGTATTGTCAACTTCAGTAAGTTTACAACATGGATGGAGCTAACCAAGACTGATCTAAATACATTGCTGAAACCGTACTTGGCAAAGCGAAAATCAAGGGTTGCTATCAACGCACAGCGTGATGATCAGGAAGAAGGGTTCTATGATCCCGATATCATTCCTGATTATGTCGAATCGAATCCCGTATATCAAAAGATGCTGGATGATTACCAGTTCTATCCCCGTCTGAACCGTAACGGGGAACCTGTGGCTTATATCTTTACGAATAATAAGCAGGGAGGTACTTTGGTGGGAGATTTTTTTATGGAACCGCTAATTCATATTGTCAGTGACAAGGATGAGGACAATAAACGTATAGTGCGTATCAATCGCCGATATTATAAGAAACCTATTTATCTAGAAGCACCTTCCAAATGTTTTCTTAAAAAATCAACCATTGAGGAAAGACTGATCATGCTGGAAGCTGTCAACTTCAGTAATGGAGAAGAAAAGCATTGGACAAAGATCCGCGAATGGATGTCCCGTAATTTTGTGTCCTGTAAAGAAGTCCGTACTTATGGGAACCAGCAGCCCGACGGATTCAGCCGGGACCAGTCCACTATGTTCTTTGCGTTTGCCAATGGTATATACCATGAGCAGGACGGACAGTATCGTTTTGATCCTGTCAACGAACTGGGTGTGGCAACTCATAACAACGAAAACTGGTATCTGCCGGCTTTCTCCCAATTATATATGAATTCGGACATGAAAGAGAAATATGAAGTAATCAGTAACCTGCTTTATAAGGATATACCTGTTGAGAAACAGTGCACGTTCCAACGATGGGCGGATCTGATGAACCGGGTGTATCAGCTTAATGATAATGGGAAATGGGCTATCATGTTTGCTTTGATGTGCCCGTTCCGAAGTAATATCCATTGCATAGACCGTTTGTTTACAGCTCCATTTTTCATGGGGCCTATGTCTTCCGGAAAGACACAGATTGCAGTCAGCATCCGGTCGCTGTTCATGAATCCGAAAGTTCCATTGACCAATCTTCCTTCTACTACTTACGCAGGTCTGTCTTCCATGCTGGCCATGTTTCGTGACGTTCCTGTTGTTTTAGACGAGTATAACAACAAGGAAATAGAGGATAAGGTGTTTCAGTTTTTGAAAACCGCCGTATATGACGGTGATGGAAGACAGAAGCGGAAAGGAACTACGGGAAAGGAAATAGAGGTTGAGAAGATATATGCTCCCATTATTATTTGCGGCCAGGAAACACCGCAGCGGGATGATAACTCGTTGATGTCCCGTATCATTGTGTGCGAGGTGCCAAAACCTGCCAAGGAACGTACTCAGGAAGAGGTGAACTTGTTCAATGAATTGAAAGATATAGAGGAACGTGGTTTGTGCAATGTGCTGCTGGAGATACTGAAGCTTCGTCCGTTGGTAATGGACAATATCCGCAGACTTAAAACTGAATGTTACAAGGAGCTGAAATCGCAGATGCTGGCTCATGGTGAGATAGACCGTCTGATGAAAACAGCCTCTCTGTTTCTTGCCATGTGCCGTTTGGTGGAAGAATATACGGATCTGAAACTGCCTTTTACATACAAGGATTTTTTCAAAATAGCTTGCGACAAAATTCAGTTCCAGGTGGATCTGATTTCACGTACAGACAAGCTGGCTACATTCTTCAAGGCCATGGATGTTATGATAGATACCAAGGCATTGGTTCCAGGCCGTGACTTTGATTTCGATTATCCTCCTAAGCTTACTCTGATCGGACCGGGGAAATCATCTGTTTCTTATCCTGTGCCTGACGGAACGTGTGTCATGTATATCCGACTATCTGTGATTTATGCCCAGTATGACCGCAGTTCCTTTAACCGGGAACAGTCTAGTCAGTCTACCATTGAGCAGAATCTTCGTTCCAATGCCTGTTATATAGGTCCTATAGCAGCTCATCGTTTCAATTGGAAGGAAACGGAAGAAGTACCCCGTGGAGAGCTGGAGAATGAAGGCAAGGATATTCCGGAAGAATATATAGCCCAAGGCAGCGATACCATGATGGTGCGCCGTGTCAAATCTCTGAATAAGAATACAAGCTGTATCGCATTGAATTACGACATACTGGCTTCTATGTATGGTCTTGATTTGAAACGCAACGAAACACCAAGAGAAAAAAATATGCAGGATCCCGAAGTGGAACGCCTGCCATTTTAATAACCAATAAAAAATAAAATTATGACTACAAGTATTATTGCAAGAGTGAATGATGTGGATATTTTATTATTTAAGGGAGAAAAAGAACTGATCCCTATAAAACCTATTTGTATGGCATTAGGAATAGATTTCGCATCTCAATTTCAAAAAATAGTAATACACCCTATATTACGTAATGTAGTCTATAAAGAGTATATGGTAGGTGCTGATAATAAAAAACGTAAAATGATATGTATGCCTTTAGATCATATACTAATTTGGTTGTTATCTATTTGTTATAAAAATGTCAATAAAGATGCTATAAAACCATTATTAACGACACAGATGAATCTCTATTATATATTATACAAGAGAATACAAATGTCAAACAGTTTGAAGGTTAATATAGAAAGAGAAGCAGAATTATTAAAGGAGATTGAATTGTTATACAAAGAACGAAGAAAAGTGGATGCTCAAATTAAAGTACTGGAAGAAAATTTTATCAAAATGAACATGAAAACTGAAAATTATGAGTAAATATCAAATAACTATTGAAGGCAATCTCTATGAGAGTGCTTATTGATCTTAATATCACCTTTAAATTACGTTGCGAATCGCAACGTAATTTAGAAAGACGTCTAAATTAATATCTAATTGACAGTCTTATTTTTAGATTAAAAAACAAATGCCTATTTTTGCACAAAACATTTGTAGCAAACAAACTGTTTTTAGATATAAACATCATTAATCATGGGAAGCATAATAGAAAATAAGAAAGGTAAGGCTTCTGTAAATCGTCATCATCGGATAAAGTCCAAAGGTGACAGACTGGGATGGACGTTGAGAAGTGAAGTCAAACATCGCCCTTTGCGTGAGATTATCGGAGAGGGGAAAATAGTCAGTGATTCATGCTGCTTTATTTCAGCAACCACAAAAATGATTATGTAAATGTTAGATAAAATTCATCCATTCCGATTTATATTTATACAGAAAGCGTCTCCGAAAGAAAGGGACGCTTTTGATTTTTCATTGATATACAAGTTTTACACTGACAGAACAGAGTATTACCAGAGGCTAAAATATATAATAAGAGTGGAAGCCTATGAGGATGTCTTCGCAATCAAATTCTATGCTGCAAGGGACAGGAAACTGGATAATAAATACAATAGAATATTGAAAGCGCACGACTATAAAGGCGCATTAAGAGTATTTGTGACATGTGCATCAATAATTCCCTCCATCATAAAAGAATATCCACAAGCATCCTTTGCTGTAAATGGGGCAGAAAGTATGGATTTTGAGAGTGATAAAGTCGAAAAGAAGGCAAATAACCAAAGGTTTAGAATATATAGAACGATGGCATTAAATCTATTCGGTAGAGAAACATTTGAACACATTGAATATAGTAATGTAAGTTCTTATCTGCTTGTTAACAAGAATCATTGTGATTCTATAGAGGATAAGACACAAAGGATAAAAGATTTATTTTTATCGAAGTTTGATCTTGAATTATAATCTATAATTTGAAATTTTCCCAAAAACACTTGCATAGACTGATTTTAATATTTAGATTTGCAGTGCCAAATAATCACGGAAAATTCGTGCCGCGAGCTTCGGTTAATGCTCAAAGTTCAAAGAAATACAATGGGCCTTTTATGCCCAGCACACTATCTTTTGCTTACAATAGCAAAATGATATATAAGAAATTGTAGAAGTCACAACTTATTGTGAACAACTGCGGCTGCTTTTCCCATTACAATTTTAGCTCTCGGGCGAAAATCTGTGATTGTTTGGCGACACGGGAAATGGCAGCCGTTCTTTTTCTGCCTAGTAAACGCCAAATAATCACAGTTATGAAACAAACAGTTTCTATTTCTGCTCCCGACATAAATGTCGCTAGCAAATCTTCAGCTATTCAATTGTGGCTGGACTCAGAGAACGCACTGTTCTCAATGGTCATGGAATCTTCCATAAACAATCTTCAAGTGTTATTGATGGGCCACGCCTGTCTTTCATTTTCTGCGCTGATATGTGCCTCATGTGTGTCCGTGGTTCCTGCATTGCTCTGCCTTCCATGGTTTGCCACTTCGTTGTTTTTATGCAGGAAAGGAGGTCTGCGATGAAGACTGACATATTAAAACTGGCTGAAGAAACATCCGGTATGCCTGAAGATAATTTCTTTACCATCGAAGGTGTCAAACTCACCGATGAAGCGGTGGATCTCCTCTATGATTTGCAGGACGATGAAAACAGCAACATAGAAAACCTTCTCAATGGTATATATGAAGTTGAGGAAATTGTTCTCAATCCTGAAGCTGGCGCTTCCTATGGTGAACGTCTGGTCATGATGCAGACTCTCCGAGATATCCGCCATTTGCTGGATCTGCTTAAAGTCCGTTCCGCACCCGGTCATTGATTGCATTCGCATGGCTTCAGACATGCGGCAGATCATTTATCTTAATACAATAGGGAATATGGTAAAAAATAATAATACCGTATTCCCTGTTCTTTTATAATAAAAATCCCCCGGACCCCCTTATTTTAAAAAAAACATAGACACACGCATTTTTGCACGTAGAATTTTGCAAAAAACATGACCAACAGACCAACAGACCAACATTTCAAAAACATAAAAATAGCCTTTAAAATGTAACTATCTCATTTATAATATAATATATATAATTTATAAAGTAATAATATATATATAATATGTGTTGGTCTGTTGGTCGTTGTTGGTCGTAGTTGTTTTTTGTTGGTCGGACTGTTGGTCTTCCGTTTTTAGGCATTTGTCAATAATTCAGTAAAAATGAGGGTAAACTATACCTTATGTTGGTCGTGTTGGTCGCTGACCAACAATATAAATATATAAGGTATAGTTTGTTTATTGGCTGAAAATCACTAACTTTGCTTTATACTAATAGCCAATTGTTGGTCTGTTGGTCTGTTGGTCGCAAAAATAAGAACTTTCAACTAAAAAAAATAAAAGTATGATCACTACCACAATTAACATCACTCCCTATTTGGCGGAATATTTGCGCGGAAAATATGCCTCAGGTTCAAATGACCCGATAAATATTCCCGACAATTCAGATCTGTATCATGTGATATGGAATTATATGTCCCGTCGTCCCAGTAATATGCCGCATACGGATGGCAATATTGTATTGGCCCTGCCTAACCGGCGCGAGGGAAAGAATCCCGAAGTGTACAACTATCTGTCCGCGCGTGCGGTGACGTATATAGAACTTGCCATCCGTCGTGAGTTCAACGAGGAGCTGCACGCCACCCTGTTGGATAATGACCAGCGCGGACACCTGTTTGACAACAATGCCGTTGTCTATCAGTTTCTGTGTACTTATGGCATCGAATCCGTATCTGAAGAAGCACTGTTGAAGAACTATTATCGGTGGCGTGAGAACTTACGTAAACGGAAAGCCCGGCGCGAAAGAAAGAAGGATATGATACAGGTTATCTAACATGGTTAAATAATATTAAATCAACAACCGACTAAGTGTATCGTTTTGTCTGTTTTGACGGTAAAACTGTCCGCTATATGGAGGTAAATGGCGAACTCGTTAATTATCAAAATGTTATGAATCAGCGAAATAAAGAATTCTCTATTGTCGTTACTTTTGTCCCCTCAGGTGCTATGAATCAGGAACAATATGTTTTTCTGGCCGAGGAGTTTTCATTTGAGCCCGTGGCTTCGGACAATGCTTCGGGAACTAGTTTCAATTGTGACAAGGAACTTGTCATATCACGTCCTGATAGCAGTATATTGAGGGAGTTTTCCATCTTCCGTTCCGGCATATTGTATTTTCGTGATACTTCCGGTAACAGCTATGGGGTTGGAAATGCTGACATTCCTGCCAGAGTGTGCCTGTCTCCCCAGCTTAATTCGGCACGGCTTACGATGAAGTGCACCATGCTGAAACCGCCCGTCTTATAGTCTTTTTTATATATATAAGGTATGGATATTTTTGTAAAAACAAAAAAATAGAATGACACAGTCACAGAAATATCTTCAGCAGCTTCTCTTATCCCGACAAGGATTGCTCATTACGGCAGAGGGTTACGCCTCTGTCGTAGCTGAAGCATTCCCTAATGTTCACGATTCCGATTCTGTAGAAAAGGGTCATGCTGAGATGCTGTATACCGAGGTGATTTCCGGTGCCTTGGATTTATGCTCCTCTCAGGTCCGCATGGCTTTTCCTGACAAGGATATCAGCATTGTTTCCGATTATGCTTCTGAAGAACTTCCCGATAACAGTATTGCTTACTATCCCGTGTTCGGTGTAATCACATCAAACAGTTGGTGGCGTTTTTCCAGCAAACAGTTTGAGAAGGATCTGCTGGCATCCGAATCCAATCCTGCGATCATTGCACATTTTGTTCATATAGACAGTCCGGGAGGCGAGGCATTTTACATGGACCGCCTCTCCGAGACTATGAGAGACTTGAGTAAGCCGGTGGTTGTTTTGGCCGAGCGCGTATGTGCGTCTGCTGGTTATCTCATCGCCTGTCATGGCACTAGAATTTTTGCCGCTACCGGTTATGACAAGATAGGATCTATCGGGACAATGGCCGAGGTCTGGGACTATTCCGAATATTTTAAAAAAATGGGTATAGAGGTGCATACGTATCATGCTTCCGCATCGGATCTTAAGACCAAGCTTATGGATGACGCGGCTTCCGGTAAGGGTGATGAGTATGTGGAACGTATGCTGAATCCTCTTAATGATATGTTCTTGTCCGAAGTTCGTTCCACCCGTCCGGCACTTAAGGATGCTCCTGATGATGAGCCTGCTCTTCGCGGGGATATTTACCTTACGGACGAAGCGATCGGAAAAGGTTTGATAGATGCAAGGGCCACTCTGACAGAAGCCATATTGGAAGCATCCCGTCTGGGGCGTGAGTATGCCGACATTCAGCGGGCCAAAAGCCAGTTATTAAGTATAATTTAATTAGTATCACAATGAAATTTAAAGAAAACGTACAGAAAATTCTTCAGAAGCTTGGTTTCGCTGGCTCCGAGGAATCCCTGAAGGCTCTTACGCCGGATGAATGGAAACAGTTTTTTGCCTCCTATCATGAGGAGTTCGGAACGGATTTTCATGCCGATATGCAGGCCTACCAGGATGAACAGCATGCCGTTCCCGACCAGGCACAGATCAATGAGGCGTTCAGCGTATTGTCAGGATTGATCAACCCGAAACAAAATGTGGAAGACGCTGCCGCGCATGGAGTACAGGATACGAAAACAGAGCAGCCTACCGCACAGCAGGTACTTGATATGGCGAAAGCTGTATCCGCTACCTTCATGGCTATGGGTAATCATGCGGCTGATGATGTCCCTATGACTACGGTTGCCGGTTCGGTTGTAGGATTTACAGGTTCCGGAGACCGTGAGAAATTCCTTTTCGGAATTGAGCACGAATTCTTTTCAATGGATAAACCATGGAACCGGTTCACAGCCAATCCTACGTCAGACCAGCGTCTGGGAGATAAGAAGATAGCCGCGTCTTTCGGTGCTGAAGTGGAAGCCTATTCTTCTTCATTGGCTGAGCGTTACAGCTATTTGCAATCGCATAACCAGCTAAACCCGGAAAAATTGGCGGAGGGTGAGTTTGCCACCGATTATTCCCAGGTTACGGGAATGAAGGGTGGAGACCAGTATCTTATCCGTCGTCAGGATGCCATTATAGCCCGTGTGCTTTCCATCCGCCAGCTTACCCAGTATTTCCCTGTTCGTTACGGTATTCAGGACCGTGATGTCATTTTCAACGCTTTCTTTGGCGAAGTGTCACAAGCATACCAGGTAGGCGAGGTTTATAAAGGTGATATGGAGATTGAACCGGAGATGGGATATGTGGACGATGCCATGATCAAGATGAAGTTCGGTCCTATGAAAGAACTGGAACGCATGTATATAGGCTACCTTAACCGTGAAGGTTCGGATCCGATCAAATGGTCTATGATTGAATATGCCATTATGGGATCTCTTGAAAACGCGCAGCGTGAACAGAATATGCGCCGTATGAGAGGTTTGTATGTGAAGCCTGAGACGGGTGTAGCCGGTTCCTATCTAAATGCCGGTACCGGAGTGCTCTATACCCTTATCCGTCTGCACCACGAACATAAACTGTTGTTGATAGACAATGTTGCATACCGTACTTATGACGATGCCAACATGCTGGAAACCGTACAGGAATTCTACAAAGAAATTCTAGCCAAAGTATCTGAGGATATGAGCCTTGACCAGCATGTAATGTATCTGAACGAAAACCACAAGCAATGGTGGATTCAGAATGTCCGTGAAGCTTATGGCCAACAGCAGGACTTTACAGGACCGAACAGTTACCTTAATATCATACCGGACAGTTCTACCAATATGCGTATCATCTGGCTGCCTTATTTAGGTCAGTTGCCGTTCATGATGATGCAGGTTCCCGGTAATATCCAGTTCCTTGAGAATCTTCCCGGTGAAATGCTTGCCATGCAGACAGAAATGCAAATGGAGATGGTTCGTGGATGGTCTACCTGGAAAGAAGGATGTTCGCCCGCATTTGTCGGCCGTAATTTCTCTTCTGCCGATAAACTGAAGGAAAATGACTATTTGTGGCAGCAGATCTTCCTGAATAAACCTTCCGTAACCTTGGATGCGGATGCCACAACAGCTGACGCATCGAAAGGATTCTGGTTTATTTCTGGAACCAATACCGGTGAAAAGAAACTGACAGCGATCAACAAAGCCAAAAAAGGCGTGGCTTACATTGTAGAGTGTGGAAACAAAACCAATGTGACCGGAATTGACAAGGCGGGTTCTTTTGACAGTATTTCCGAAGCATGGACTCCGACAGCTGTAGGAGATTATATCATGGTCATGCTGAACAGTCAGAACAAATTCATAGAGTTGGAACGCTGCATTGGTGGCGTTCGCAAAGTCAATAAGACAGCGCAGCCCAATGTACCTGGAGCTAGATAATTTTTTTGGTTGGTTATTAAAAAGGTTTTTAAATCGGGGGCGGGTGTGGTAGCCCGCCCTTTTTATTAAACAGAAAATTTATGAGAACAAGAATTAATTCCCGCATATTTTTATTTCAACTAGCGGTGCTGGTTGTAGTGCTCTCCTTGAGCTTTGTTTTTGATTCCTCTGCCGATACTGCCGTCGGGCTGTCAATGGCTGTCACCGGAATGATGAATATTGGTGATATTGAGGATGTGTCCGACCGTCAGACCCATGGATCGAACATTGCATATCAGATTTATCTGATCAGTATTGACCAGGTGGATAATTCTCAGTTGTTTCCGGCTCCCAATGCCAACAGGGAAGTAGGGCAGGTTCCGATGAAGAATGGTGAGTATATGAAGTACTTTGTATGTCATACCATCCCCACTTTTGTAGGCAATGGTGAGAAAGGGGATATTACCACTTCCGGAACCAATCAGTTTGTGGCGGTTATGGGTGGACAGCGGGACAAACTGCTTTCTTTCACGGAAGAATATGCGGGTGGCAAGTTTATCATTCTATTCAAAGAAATTGAAGAAAGCCAGTGGTATATCATCGGTTCTTATGACCGCCCGATGATTCTTCAAACGTTTGAAAACAAGCATGACGCAGACGGACGTTATGTGACGTTTACATTTCAACGTACTTCCATTTCACAGTATTACAAATATACAGGTGCTATTGTACGCCAGCCTGCCAAATCCAATCCGGTGGATGCCACTAATCTTACCGTTACGCCGGGACAGGACTTGTATTCCATTCCTGATTGTACTTCCTCACCTAAGGCTATTGCTACAGTTTCCGGCCTGGCGGCTAATGATAAGGGACGCTATATAACTCTGATAGGTGAGGGTGTGGAGCATCCGGCTACAGTTGCTGAAAATGAAGTGTTTATTCTTGAGGATGGAGCCACATGGACTGCCCGTGCTGGAAGCCGTATTACTTTCCGCGTAATTGATACTGATACTTTGGTTGAGATTGCCGGATCCCGTATTCAAACTGTTGTCTGATTTTTATAATTAATCCGGTGCGGATATATATGCTTGTTTTACACTATATTATCATGCACCGGTTAAACTGATAAGTTATGTATTCATTCAAAGAAAAGAAGCTTCATTATAACCGTCTTCAGAACCAGTCCGCCGCTTTGGCCGATCTGAAGCTTTTACGGAGTATTAATCCTGATGCGCCTGTGTTGCCTGCATGGGAGCGATCACCTGAACGTTTTGCAAACAAGATTCTTTATCTTCTGCTTGATTATGCAACGGCAGAACAGATCAGAAAGAACCGACGCAATCCTGTCAGCTCGGTAAAGGAGAAATTGGAAGAGACAGTACACGAGTTGCAGGAGAAATCGGCCGAATTGAAAGAAACGAAAGATACGGTGCAGGAATTGCAGGAAAGAGTAGAGGAGTCGGAATTTCGTGCGGAAAAGGCGGAAACATCTTTGGACTTTGAGAAAAAAAAAGAGGTTTAAGGAAAGTACAGAAGCATGAAGAATATCCCGCTATTGACTGGGATAATCTTGATGATGAGAATGTACAGACTGCCACCCTTATCTATAATGACCGTGTTGTAAGCTGGAAACGGATGAAACAGATAGACGAACGTATGGATGCTGACAATATTACCAAGGATGATATATTTTCCCTTGTCCATCTTCGCATCCGTAATTTGCAGGCTTTCTCAGAACTTAGAGCCTATAATGATACCGGTTCTTTCCGTTTCCTTCATCCTCTTATAGCAGGGCGCAGTGAACGTGCCTTGCTGGCTTCCCTTCTTGAAAAGGATCCTCAGGAATTTCTCCGCAAACACCGCAATGTGCTTGACAGTATACGGCGTTATGAAGCGTATTTGAAAAATCCCGAACGTGAATCCCGACGGAAACAGGACAGGAATTTGTTACGCAAGTATCGTGATCGTGAAACTTTGTTTAGAGATATACTCAATGAAAAGACTAAAGGTTGATTTTATGGCTGTTTCCCTGTTTCTTACCATGATAGGGATGATAGCCGGTATTTCAGTATTAATATGCTGTTTGCTATGACTGGTAATAAGGATATTGTAATTGTCAGCGATGATTATCTGCCACGGGTACGTACCTATGCCATTATGGGGTATAGCCGTGAGCGCGTGTGCCGCCTGTTGGAGTTGCCGCGGAAAATGCAGATGGCATTGGCTGTCCGGCTGTCGTTGCCGGGAGATGTGTTCTATGAAACCTATGAGTCGGGACTGGCTCAAGGAGAGAAGAATATTGATATGGAACTGGCGAAGAAAGCGGAAAACGGGGATATTGATGCCATTGAGCTTCTTGAAGAGAGAAAGAATGAACGTTATTTTAAAGATTTGCGTAAAGAACTATTTGGAATATGACCGTACTTGAGCGTCTTGATAAGATACATCCCGATATGATTTCAGGATTTCTCACTACCGGAAAGTGTAATGGCATTCCGGAAGATGTGCAGAAATTTTTGAAACAAATACAATGGGCGGCAGAAATATATGAATATGAACCGAATATAACCCGTGCTTCCAAGAAATTGCGTCTGCGCATTAATGCGGAGCAGAAGTTGGCTTTGGATGAACGTACCTGCAAGGAACGTATCTATCAGGCCATTAATTATTTTAATGTCGATAACAATGTCAGCGAGAAGGTATGGGAGAATCACTATGCGGACAAGCTGGAATCCATGGCGCAGTTATGTGCGGCCAAGGGGGATATGAAAACGATGGCTGCATGTATCGAAAGAGCCAGCGAGCATCGGATTCGTGCCGCCCAGATAGCGGAGGCTGCTACCAATCTTGGTATTACTTTCATTATTGATCCTAACCTTCGTCCGGAAGATATGGGATTGGAAAGCAAATCGCTGAAAGAGATAGCGCGTAAGCATAACGAAGGGTTTTATATCCAACTTATCGACGGTCTTCCTATTGATAAGAGGGAAAAGAAACGCTTGTTGCGGGATGCCGATATTCAGGATGTAGAGGAAATTTTAAATGAAGAGTAATCATGAGTCAGAACGATATATCCAATGATGAATTTTCAATGGAGATGGAACGTATCTACATGAATTCCATGCAGGTTATGGTCAATCTTATTGATCCTAACAAAGTGGTGGTGGAAGCTGCACGTGCGTCAGGTAAGACGAGTGAGGTTACAGTGAACCGCATAGTCCGTGTGGCAGACAGTATGCCGGCCGAGTTGTCATTTTTAGCTCATCGTACCTATGTTGCGTTGCTTACCAATATATGGCCTAACATTCAGGCTGCTTTTTCCAGGCAGATTACGGTTAACGGCCGTCCCCGTTGTATGCTGGAATATGGCATTGACTATATTGCGGGAGAGTCGAAGATTCCAGAGCATTTCCGGAAGCCGCGTTATCCAATTTCTTATCCCAAGCATAGCATCCTGTTCCGGAACGGTCATCATATCCAGCTGGTAAGTTCTGACCAGCCGGACTCAGTGGCGGGTAGAAGTGGTGTTCATGCTTTTGTAGAAGAAATGAAACACAATGACGGAGAGAAACTCAAGACACGTTTGTTTCCTTCTCTTCGTGGATCTTCTGCGGAAATTCGTAAAAGCCCATATTACCAGGGATGGACCGGGGTTTCTGATACTGCCCGTGTGGATTTGAATGAGGATGACTGGTTTGAACGATATGAGGATCAGAACAATCCTCAGCTTCTTTCCGAAATAGCCACAGTAGCCGTTCATGTGAACAAAGCGGTTTATAAAAGAATGGAACTTCTTACTGCCCAAAAGAATACCACCAACCCGGTCACGCTTGAAAAGATACGCCTGGAACTGAAGAAGTATGACAGACAGATATCCATGTGGACACCGCGTTTGGCTGATATGCGGCGCAATGCCACATTGTATATCCGGGCCAGTTCATTTGTCAATAAAGACATATTGGGACCTAAGTTTTTTAAAACTCAGCTTGACACATTGGATATGGACGAATTTCTTACTGCTATATGTGCTGTCCGTCATAAGTCTGTGGTTAACAAGTTCTTTGCAAATTATGATAAAGAAAAGCATCAATTCTCTGACGGGTATATTTATGATTCTATCATGAAGCTTGATCTGAAGGATCATTTTATCATCACTGCCCGTTATTTGAAATACTACGACAAGAGCGCTCCGCTGTATATAGGGTATGATCCCGGACATTTCTCAAGCCTGGTATGTGGGCAACCCAAGAAGTACGGGAAGGAATTCAGGCTGTTGAAAGAGTTCTTCTGTTTCTATCCGGATGAGCAGCCGGAGCTTGCTAGACAGGTTTATGAGTTTTTCGGGCGTGAATGTCGGAACAAACGTATTGTTTTATATCCGGACAGGGCCGGTAACAAACGTAGGGAGGAACTGGAGCAAATAACGACTGACAGCCGAGCATTGAAGAGGGAACTGGAAAGCTACGGGTTCGAAGTGCAGCTCATGAACGAAGGACAGGCCACAATCTATCATTGGCAGCAGTTCAAGCTGATGTTGCTTTTGTTTGGTGACAGAAGCAATGCTTTGCCTCACGTTTTTATTGACGAAAATGAATGCCCTAACCTTTGTAGTGCTATACCTCTTTCACCACGTAAGAGCACCAACGGACGTATAGAGCTGGACAAGAGCAGCGAGGTTAAGATACCGCTTCACCGTCAGGCTGGACTGACAACACAGATTCCATCTGCATTCATTTACCTGATGTACGGTCTGTATGGGGATGCTGTTCTTAACGAATTGACCAGCATTCCTGATGATATTCCGGATAATTTCAGCTTATAATTAAAATTTGGCTTAAATAATAAGTTCAATTGATTTAATATAAGTGTCTGTTTGACATTTAAATAAGTGTTATGTGAATCATGGATAAACGATTGACTTTTTGAAAAATTTTTGAACTTTTTTCAAGAGACGATTGACCCCACGCCGCGCTGATAAAACCGATTGCACAGCACAGGGGGTAGATGGGTGGAAATATGATTCTTCCCTTGAGATTTCGTCTTTTCTACTGTATCGGAAAACGAATAAATTCGTAGCATGGAAGAGGTAATAGATCATAACGTAACGATGTCGGGTGCACAGGCCATGCAATGGGCCAGGGAGATATCCAAGCTGCCCGATGGATGCTTTACCATAGCATTCTATCCATGCAGTCTGCAACATCATGAGGCATCCACTAAGATCATAGTAAAGGACGGTTGCAGATGGCGCACCCAATTGCCTCATGAACGTTTCAGTGTGGACAGTGATAACTTCTTCCTGTTTACCGACAAAGACGGAGAACCCCGTATGTGTTACACTATATTGATACGCTATATGGGATTCCCGCAAGATGGATTTAAACTACATAAAATAGATTGGTTATCATGAGTCAACAAAGTAATATAGAGATGCAGGGATGCCTTGGCGTGTACGTTAATGACAGCAGTGTGATATCTTTCCAGCTGGGAGAAGGGAGTATGCAGGATGCCTTGCAGCGTAACCGAACTGTATCTGTTAATCCGGTGGCATTGGAAGGACAGGTGAGATGGCTTACGGTTAAAGGGTATAACATCGCTTCCCGTGGCTGGAACAATCTGAAATGCCAGGAAGTGGCGAGCGATATCAAGCATAACAGGCTGCTTCCAAGATTGATAACCAAACAGGTCAATATGCTGTATGGCTCCGGACCGGCTGTCTATAAGACGGAACTTGTTGATAATAAAGTCAAGAGAACTTGGATTATGGAACCCAGTATACAGAGATGGCTGGAAAGCTGGGAGCAGAACGGAATGGAGCAGGGATACCGGGCGTTTGCAAAACAGAACATCAAAAACTATTATTATTTTCGCGATTTCTTTGTAAAATGGCGGTTTTCAGCAGGAAAAGGGATTGTTCCGGGCGTACTGCCGGTTGCTGGTCTGGAAGCCATGGAGAATAAGGATTGCCTTTTGGCCACCACCCGGACGGATGTGGCTTATGATATGGTTTATTATAAGGATTTCACGGCTATAGCTGTTGGTAAGTTTATCAATGGAATCAGTACCAGTTTGCGTATTTATCCTAAATTGCGTATGCAGGATGTACCGCGATACAGGTTCGCTGCTGTTTCCCATCATCGTGAGAAGTCCATTGATAATTTCTATGGAGAGAATGAGACACACGAGGGAACACAGCCTTATATCAAGGGTTCCAATGAAAATGCGGTATATATTAACAGCTTTCTTCGTAATTCTCTGGCTGCTAAAATACATATCATCATTCCTAACGCATGGGTGAATTCGAAGAGAACCCAGATTACCAATCTTTGCAACGAAAACAAGGAACGTGCTTCGAAACAGGAGAAACTATTGCTGTACAATGGACTGGAGATTGGAACTGAGTTCAAGGAGTCTACCTTGATCCGCTATATAAAACAGGAATTGGATAATATATCCGATTACTTGTCCGGAGCCGATAACCAAGGAAAGGCTTACGCGACTTTCAGCTTTCGGAACGGAAGCAGCGGGGAAGAGGAGCGATGGAAGATAGAAACCGTCGATTTAAAATATAAAGAATACATTGATGCGATTATCAGCTATGATAAACGTGCTGACGAAGTATTGCTGTCAAGTGTCGGGCTGGATTCTTCCATCTCATCAGTCAGCAAGGACGGTGTAATTAGCAAGAGTGGAAGTGACGCTTATTACAACTATTTGATTTATCTGCTCCAATTGGCACCGGAAGATGAGATCGTATGTGAACCGTTCAACCAGGCTATCCGTATTAACTTTCCTGAATTGTACGAACAAGGTTATCGGATAGGCTTTTACCGGGAAATCCCATCGCGTCAGGAAGATGTATCACCGTCTAACCGTCTTAATAATCAGCAGCCATGAATGTTTTAGAAGAATTGTTTATAGATGTGGCCCAGTTCCACCTTTATTCCCCTTATGCGGAGAGTAACATGAATTTCAAGGATCTTGCATCAAGTGCCATGAGTGCCATTAAGCAGGTTCAATCCGTCATATCTCCTGATATCTACAAGAAGATAGCAGCAGGAGAGGATAACGATGAAAAGGATGCATTAAGAAGTGCCGTGGCTAATCTGACATTGGCAAAACAGCTTATATTCAATGTACTGTCACTTCGTAAATCGGATGTGGATATCTACAAGAACGAGCAGGAGCAGATGCGCAGGGCCTATCGTGATAATTACTATAATGCAATGGATACGTTACTTCAGCTGCTTGATTCGGATGAGGAATGGAAGAAAACCAAGACTTATAAAGCTTTGGAAAACCTTAAGTTGAAGACTACTTATGAATTCGATGCATCTTATCCCATTGATAATTCATTCCTGTATTTTTTCAGATGTGTTCCGATCCAGCAGGAGGCATTGGATGATTATGTATCAGGCTATTATGAGCGTTTGCCGGAAAAGGATCAGACAAACCGTAGGAAATTGGACAGATGTCTGGCTAAAATAACAGTGGCATTGTCGTTACGAAGATTTGATATCCTTGAATTTCCGTCAACCATCCGTAATTTGTTTGAAGATTCAAAAGTTATGCGTTACGGTACCCAGGAGCAGGAGAGAATGTTAACTTTATCTGATGATCTGATGTCACAAGCATTGGAAAGCCTTAAAAATATTGATTTGTCTTTATCCGGAAATACGGATGCTGATATAGTAACTGAAACATCTTTCAATCGTCCGGACGATAAAATTTATTTGATGCCATGAGAAAAGATATTGAATTTACCCTGAAAGGAAGCGTGTATTCCATTCCAAACAGTTGGGAAGGGTTGAACACTTATCAATTTAAAGAACTGGTTGCGGACCTGATTTCCATGTCCGCAGGTAAACTTTCTGCCGGTCTTGTGCGTGTGCGCCATATATGCAGGGTGATGGGCTGGGATATCAATAAGATAACCGATGCGGATGCCATGGGAAACATCGCTTGCCTGGCTGAGCAGGTCACCTTTCCTTTTCTGATCTGTTATCCGGATAATGATGCGGCACTGGCGGATCTTGACACCGACTCTTATGAGCTATGCAAGCGTGTCCCGCCGGAAAGGCTGACGGGGATAACTATATCCCGCTATCTGTCACGGCTTGATTATAAGTTTGTGGTAGACTCCTGTTTTTGCAAACAATTCATAGGATCTGTCCATATTGACGGGCAGGATGAACCTTGTCTTGGTTATACCATTGATACAGGATTCTCTATGCTGACAACCTCATTGACGGCACAGCAGTTTATTGACGCGCGTGAGCTGGCGGATTGCCGGGATGATCAGCTTCCCCTGCTTGCTTCCATCCTGTATTCTTCACTCCCTTATGAGAGTGACAAGGCGCATCAACGTGCCGTTCTTTTTTCAAAAATGGATGTTAAAACATTGCAGGCCATCCGTTTCAATTTCAAGGGATTCATCAATTATTTGTTCAGTCGTACAGAATACAAGATTCTTACTAAAATCATACCGGGAAAGGAATCTGTGATAAGCACAGGGGCACAGGATGCTCTGTACGGCTTGAGTGCTGACGGATATGGAAATTTGCATGAGATATCCCAGATGAGCGTCTTGCAGTATCTTGGAATCCTGAGAAAGAAGATGATTGAATCCGTGCGTAGCCTTCATGCCTCCAAAATGGATGTTGCTGAGATCGCTAATACCACCCGGTTACCAATTGATGTTATAAATGATATACTATGATTCTTGAGTATTTAAAATATTTTTCCCGGTTCCCTGCCCGTGACGGGGTTCTGGATATGTTTATTAACGGAAGTTCCGAACTTTATGAATATGAGGAACTGAAAGGGTATATAGCCGGTATGTCCGAACCTTTGGTTCCTGATATTTCCAATTTTGTTTTTGGGCAACGTTTTGAGGATGTTAAAAGACGGGTGGATGCCTTGATAGGAACTTATCTGTTCTGTGATTTTGGGGAGATACAAAGCTCTCAGGACAATATAGGTTCCATAGAGGATACGCATAAGCGTGCGGTGACGGTTGCGGTCAAATTAGGGAATAAATCTGATATGGTAGAGGTTGCCATTCAGAGTGACCGAACATTGAAACTATTGAATGAGGTACGTGCTTATATGATGTATGATTCCCGTTATATGTCATGGCTCAAGCCTATATCGGATAATCAGACGATTGTGCCTTTTGTTTCGCCTGAACTGTCATCAATAGGCTGGAGCATGAGCTTTGTCGCATCGGCTCCCGACTGGATGAATGTAAAAGAAATAATGAAACACATAACTTAAAACAGATATGAATACAAGTTCTAAAATCACATTTTCGGTTTTCATTACCGAATTTTATAGTTTGATGTGGGATATGAGATGGTTGATGCTGCTGGCTTTGATTCTTATTTCTACAGATTTATGGTGGGGTATCAGCAAATCCAAACGCAGGATGGAGGAAGTGCGTATAAGCCGAGCTATCCGGAGGACTCTTATAAAAATGGGGGATTACGTATGTATAATTCTATTGGGGGCGGTTTTAGGGAAAGCGATTGGTGAACCTTTGGGCATTTCTTATTCCACTATTTCCGTATGCTGTATGCTGATAGCCTGTTACTGTGAGCTTGAAAGTGTGATCAGTAATTACTGCGAATGTAAAGGTTTGCATTACCATATCAGTCTTTGGAGCGTTTTTAAGGGATTGGTCGGATTGAAAAGTAAAGAATTGAAAGAGGTTATTAATGATATAGAAAATGAAAGCAAACATGAAAATCTTAATTGACAATGGCCATGGAGCCAACACACAAGGCAAGCGTTCCCCGGACGGTCGTTTGATCGAGGCGTTATATACCCGTGAAATTGCCGTCCGTGTGGAACATGAGTTGTGTAAGAGGGGGTATGAGACACTTCGGATTGTGCGTGAGGAAGTTGATGTGCCGCTATCGGAGAGATGCCGCCGTGTAAATGATATCTGTTCGGAACTGGGAAAGAGTAATGTTCTTTTGGTATCCATCCATTGCAACGCCGCCGGAAACGGGGCACAATGGATGCAGGCTCGTGGATGGGAGGCATGGACCAGTATAGGGCAGACAAAAGCGGACAGACTTGCTGATTGTCTGTATGCTTCGGCTGAAAGATTCCTTCCTGGAATGAAAATTAGAAAGGAACTGTCTGATGGTGATCCGGACAAGGAGAGCGGATTCTATATTTTAAAACATACGGAATGTCCGGCTGTATTGACGGAAAACTTATTTCAAGACAATATGGAAGATGTGGCTTTCCTTTTGTCTGAAGAAGGGAAACAGGCCATAACATCCCTTCATGTCGAAGGAATAATTAAATTCATTGAACTATGAAGCTTATACCTTGGATCTTGATAGTCTTGTTAAGTATCATGCTGATGCTTTCATGGTGTTCCCGCCCGACTGATAATTCTGGAAAGCTTGCGCCGGATACATTATGGACGTTGGTTGTTGACACCATAAGGGATACCATCATACCTCCGCCTGAGGTAGAACATTATGTAAGAGTGGATACCGTTCTGTTGCAGGTAATGGAAGATCCTGATGTGGACATAGACTCTACGTTGCCTGACTCCATGCCGGTGATAATCCCGATAATGGAAAGGGAATACCGGACGGATGATTATCGCATTTTGATTAATGGTTATAATCCGGAACTTAAGTCAGTTGAATTGTATCGCCCTACAATGTTGGGAACTATTAAACAGAGAAATAAACGGTGGGGGATTGGTCTTTCTGCCGGATATGGTATCGGAAGTGACGGCTTTTCTCCTGTGTTGGCTGTTACTATCAATTACAATCTGTTGCAGTGGTAAAAATAATCCCCGGCTTGCGGTCTTGCTCTTATTCTATTGACAGTCGAATTTGAAAACCTTTGGATATGCCGGGGATAGATAAACAACAATGTTTTTAATAAATAGTTTCTAAATTTTACATTATTATGAGCAAGACCGCACGTTTTAATGAAATCCTTGAATCTGTAGCTTCTTTTACGGAAATACATCAGGAATTTATTCTTTCAGATAGCCGGGTAACTGAAGTTGTTGATGCCCGCTGCATTCTTATAAAGCTGTTGTCGGAGGAGGGTTTTTATCCTTCCCAGATAGGTAAGTATATGGACCGCACGGAAGCAAGCATCCGATATCTTCTATCATCCTACTCTTCACGCATATCCGCCAGCTTGTGGATGGAGAAGGATGTGGAGGTAATTCGAAAACATCTATTAAATAAGTCGCAAATAACTTGTAAGTAAGTCGCAAATAACTGTACTTCAATTGTATATACTAGTCTATACCTTTGTGGTGTCAGGATATTCCTGGCAAGGTAATAATTAAAAACATAATATTATGAGAATTAAAGGAATGGACGGTCAGGAACATAATGTTACTGGTCAGGGACAAGGAAACTTGAACACAGTCCTTGGTGCCATTGGTACGGCTGGCGTACTTGGTGGTAATCGTTGTGGCGGTGGTTTATTTGGCGGCTTGTTTGGTGGCGGATGCAATGATAATTGTGATACTGTCAGCCAGCGTGAATTGGCTTATGCTGTCAGTCTTGCAGCATGTCAGGGACGTGAATATGCTCTTGAAACCGCACGTCAGGAAGCTGCGGCTATTTTTGCAGAAAGCCGTCGTACTGATGATAAGATTGCAGGTGTGGTTAAGGAAACCAATCAAGGGCTTGTTGCAGTTGGGAATGGTGTTAGCCGTTTGGATGCAAAGGTTCAATGCCTTGAAGAAAAACTTGGATGGGTACGTGAGGAAAGTAACCGTAATTTGCGTGAGAGCAAAGAATACACTGATTGTCGTGTTACAGCGGAAGCTCAATTGCGTAAGGCTGGCGATGATAACATTGTTGCATGGACGCAGGGAGAGCTTAACAAGAAGATTGATGGAACATTGAAACTTGACGGAGGCCAGATTTCCTACGGAAGTTGTAAACCGGTTTTGCAGAACTGCCCTTGTGGAAGTGAGCAGAATCCGTTTAATGTGAATGTTGTCATTGAACAAGCTGTAGCTGCCGCTATCAAAGCTGTATCGGGTAAGTAATGTATTCCGGATGAGATGGGGAATATTCCCCATCTCTTTTATTCTTTTTCATTATATATTAAAACATCATGCCATATACTAACAGTCAGATATTAAGTGCCATTATAGGTAAATTCGCAACCCCTATAATACAACAGTTTGGAGGCTCCAAGTTTGCTTCAATTCCTATTGTTCAAACTATTGAAAATAAAGTGAGATCTATAGGTATTGTTTCTTCCAGTTGGTCATTATCCGCAGAATTGACTCCGCTTATTGAAGGGGTTACTGGTAAATTGGCTGTTCCGATAATTAACAATTACATATCTAGAATACCAGATGAGCAAATTCCTTATGTGGCTCATTCTGTCGTTGATACTGCCTTAAAAAACGGTAAATTGGAACTGTTTGAGGGATATCTGGAATTTGAAAAAGCGGACCTTATGGAGCTTAAAAGATTATTGAACATAAACCTTCCTCTTCCCCGGCAGGAAGAATATGCAGTTAAGACTGAATTATCCCAGGAAGGGAATGACCCTGAGAATGCAAAGAAAGAAGAGGAAACAATTAAGCAAGAAGAATTATGAAAACAAAAGAACAAATGATAGACCGCTACCATGAACTTTATGAAAAAATGGCGGCAAGTAAAGATCCTAAAAATATGAAGGTGTTCGGGGAAGCTGAAAAATATGCGTTCAAAGCTGTTGCGGCAGCTCATCCCGATTTGGCTGAAAACTGGCTGTCTCATTTGGAGGCTGTATGTTGGGATAATTATTTGTCGGAACGGGAATCCATGAATATCGGCAAGCGTATAACCAACCAGGACGGTACGAAAGGATTCCATTGGCCCTATGAAATTTTTGAAAAGACTGTAGAAACCCTTGGTGGCGTATGCGAGGACAAACCTCATTATAACAGCTATGCCTTATGGGTTACTGCCAATATGGTTTATTCGGATCATGCCAGAAGCATTGCAGAAGATATGGGGCATAAGTCTCCGGCAGAGGTTCCTGCCGAAAAAATGGCCTTGTCATGCTATCGTAAAGCTGTAGAAAGTCTTAAGGATGTGGATTCCGGGTTTCATGTACGGCGGTATTTCAAGCACAAGATGTACGACGATTCAGTTATGTGATCTGGATAAAAAATTAGATAAAATAATCTCCATGATTGAAAAACTGGACGGTCTGAAAGGTTTCGGCTCCAATGTACTGGCGAATGTTGTAGGAGATATAATCATGGGTAGGTAATTGTAAGGTGTTTTAGAAATAAAGCACCTTTTGTTTATAAATATAGTATTGTTTTAATACTGATTGGATTTTTATTATTAACTTTGCGAAAAATTTTAAAACTTAGATATTTATGAAAAAGTATTTTTTACTATTGACTGTTTCTCTTCTATTTGCTTCATGTAAAAGTTATATCCAGATTTATGATGTGGACAGCACCTCAGCCAAAACAAGTAATGAGCAGTTCGTATTTGAGAATGAAGATTGCAAACTTACTTATAATTTTTGGGAAGAATGGGGAAATGCCTCTATGGTATTTACCAATAAGACGGATAAGAACTTATTTGTTTCGTTATCTCAGTCATCTTATATTTTTAATGGTTTTTCTTCATCTTTCTATAAAGGTGTAGATGACCATGTTGTTATATCTAAATTTAAAAGTAAGACTTTTCATGATTTGCCTGTAGTTTGTGTCGCTCCAAAATCTTCTAGAGTAATTGGAGATTTAAATCTTGTAGATAAAATATATTTCTTCTGTGAAAAAAAGAAGGATAACCCTAGTCGCAGATATTCGGAAAGCTATAACGAAAATGATTCCCCTATAACATTTGGTTATAATATGGTATATTCTGCGACAGAGAATTGCAATGAAGTTAAGTCTTTAGAAAGTTCTTTTTATGTATCAAGAATTGAGAATGTTACAAAGAAACAAGAAGAAGTTACTAATCAGGTTAAAAACTGTTCTGATTATAGTGATACTTCTGTTATTATATTGAAATCTCAGTCGCCCAAGCGTTTTTATATTAAGAGATTTAAGGATGTAAATCCAACCCCGGCAAAATGGTATTAATTATTCGATAACAAATTCTTAAGCGGAACTCTAAAAAAGTTTCGCTTTTGTTTTGTCAATCCAAAAATAATATTCACCTTTGTAATGCCAAATAAAACCATGTATATTCATGACGTGAGAGCAACGGTTAATGCTCATAAAAATGGGCTTTTTTTATGCCCAAAGATTAAGATATTGTAGAAGTCACAACTTATTGTGAAAAACTACGGCTGTCTTTCCCAACTATTTTTGCTCTACGGAGTGGATTATGGTTTTGTTTGGCGACACGGGAAATGGCAGCCGTTCTTTTTCTGCCTATAATGCCAAACAAAACCATATCGTATGAAACAAACAGTTTCTATTTCTGCTCCCGACATAAATGTCGTTAGTAAATTTTCAGCTATTCAAACCTGGCTGAACTCAGAGAATGCACTATTTTCAATGGTCATGGAATCTTCCATAAACAATTTTCAGATGTTATTGATGGGTCACGCCTGTCTTTCATTTTCCGCGCTGATATGTGCCTCATGTGTGTCCGTGGTTTCTGCATTGCTTTGCCTAGCTTGGTTTGTTGTGTCGTTACATCTTTGCAAGAAAGGAGGTCTGCGATGAAAATAAATGGTCTTAAACTTACAGATGAAGCTTTAGATAGTCTTCGTATTCTACAGGAAGATAATAATAGTACTATCAATGGCATTCAGGAAGGTATTTATGAAATAGAAGAACTGGTTCTGAATCCGGAAGCAGATGCTTCTTATGGGGACCGATTAGTCATGATGCAGACGCTTAGAGATATTCGCCATCTTTTTGATCTTATAAAAGTTTTACCTGGACATAAATATTGAGTATTCTTCTTTAAGCGGAACTCTAAAAAAGTTCCGCTTTTGTTTTGCTAATCCAAAAATAATATTCATCTTTGCAGCGTACTCCTTTTTGACATAGGCGAGTAGGCTCGCCATTATAGCTGCGGGCATTTTTTATGTCTTCGGCAAAACATATAGTTCCGTCCCGTGTGGAGTCTTAATGGACCCACTGCCTATGTCAAGGTGGAGTACAACGGGGAGCGGAACTTTTTTTGTTCCCTTCCTTTATCTAATTTTATTAATTCATTTTAAATGTACTCAAAAATGAAAACTACTACATTGTCTCTTGATGCAAAGTCAAATTATTTGCAAGAGAAAAAAGAATCTTTGTTGGAATGGTTTCATGCTGATTCTGTTATCTTTTCTTCTATCATGGAGGAAAAAATTTCTAGAACATTTTCGTTGCGAATATTGTTCATAATGTTGTGCTTTGTTGCATTATTATTATCGCCCGCATTTGGCACTGTGATGTGTCTTATATGTTTTATCATATTTGCCTTATCTTTGTTGGAAACAGCAAAATATTACAAGCAGGTGCACCGCTAATAAGTTTGCTTTACTAATATTATGTTTTACAATAAAATGTTTAAGGAAAATGAATATTAATGGAATTATATTAAGCGACGAGAGCCTTAATGCGTTGCGTCGTATGCAGGAAGACGGTAATAGCGAAATTGATAATGTTCTTGAAGGACTTGATTGTATAGCTGAACTGATTGAGAATCCGGAAGCGGATGCCAGTGATGGTGATCGTCTAGTCATGTTGCAGCAGCTTCGCGGTGTGCGCAAGATTTTGAAAGATCTCAAAGCATCTTCTTTTGATGAGTCAGAATAATGAAACTAAAATGGACAGTTACATCATTGCCTTGATGACTGTCTATTCTCCCGCAACCAATGAGTCCGATGCGACTCATTGGTTTTCTACTGAGGATGTGTATGAAGCCATAAAGAAAATTGATCCGGGAACATCCGTCAGCTTGGAGGATGTCTACAATTCGCTTCTTATGGGAGGGTTCCGTTTCCAGCCACGTCCCGGAACATTGGGATGTGAGTTCCGATGGATGTTTAAACAGAAATAATTATAGATAAAATACGATATTTCTTTTAGTCTAATTCTTATATTATCAATCCTTTTTGTATATTTGCAATGTGTTCAGAAATGAACGCTGTGTAATAAGTTTAGTTACATGGGAAATTGGAGTGAACAACAAGAGGCAAAGAAAGAAGTTAAGGAGAAAGAGAAAACAAGCCGTGAAACCCTTGGAAAGTTCTTCTATGATTTGGGTAAAACATCATTTACTGCCATGGTAGCAGGTGGTGCGGTTTCTTTTTTCACAGACTCTGGCAATGATGATTATTGGGGGCTTTTAATAATTGGAGCATTCTCGACCATTGTGTTTGCTTATATTGGATATAAAATAATAAGGAGGTAATTTATGGAAGGTTTATTGATTGTGCTTGGTGGTTCTGGAATGTTAGCCTTTTTCTTTGCTATATGGTTAAATACCCGGAAAGGCAAAAAATGGCTTGCTAATTTATAAGCTTATTTTATAACTAATATGGGCGAAGGCGGTATAAAATCTGTCCTTCGCCTTTTTCATTCCTATAATTACTTTAGCTTCAAATTTTATGAAGCTATGGTAACAGACCAACTTATCAAAAAAACATTCATTCACAATGTTGTATCCATCGGTTTTCAAAAAATAAGGCAGATACAACAGGAAGTCATATCGGAGAATTTGAATGTCATATCCGGCAATCTGCTCCAATCAGTCCAAGAAAAACCGGTGGAAATAGAAGGAACTGAACGTCAAATATATTATATGAGCGTTCTTCCTTATATGCGTTTCTTAGATATTCGTTTTCGGCAGGATCTGCGGATACGTAGAAAACTTTCCATCTATAACCGTGTCATTTGGGGGGTACTTTATGGTGAAGTGCTTCCTAATCTGCGTTATGGCTTTACTCAGGACATACGTAAGTATATCACCCGGCAACTTCAAGAAGGTTCGGATATTGATCAATTAGATTTTCAATCATATATATAGACTACTGAATTATGGCTAAGAAACTTAATGAAGACGAAATCAAGTATATTTTATCGGTGGAATCGTCAAAGGCACAGCAGGAAATTCGCAAACTCACTAAGGTTAATAGGGAGTTGAACAAAACAAATAAGGAGCGTCGTGAATTGATGCGTGAGTTGGAGTCTCAAGGAAAAAAGGAATCGGATGAATATCAGCGTCTTGATGAAGAAATAAAAAAAAGCAATAAGACTATTTCAACAAATAACAAGTTGATTGGTGAATTGGAGAAGAAGCTGGATGTTACAGGGCTTACTATGGCCCAACTCCGAAAAAAGGCCAAAGATCTTCGCCGACAGTTGGATCAGACAGTAAAATCAACACATCCGGAAGAATACGCCGAACTTGAAGCGGAGCTTTCCAAAGTAAATAGCCGGATGGAGGAACTTAGGGGTACTGGGAAATATGCCCAGCAACAGCTGACTGCATTTGATAAAACAATGAATATGGCCAAAACGGCTGCTAAAGGTTTTATAGCCGTGCAACTTGTCAGATATTTGAAAGATGTCGGAATGAAATCCTATGAAACTCGTAAGGAATATGCCCGTTTTGAAGCAACTCTCCGTAATACTACCGGCTCTTCAGAAGAAGCGGCAAAGGCAATGAAGATGTTGCAACAGCTTGCTAAAGATACACCGGCCAGTGTGTCAGAATGGACTGAATCATATATTAGATTAGTTAACCGTGGAATTAAACCAACGACTGATGAACTGACAGCAATGGGAGATATCGCAATGTCCCAAGGAAAAGATATAGACCAGTTTATTGAAGCATTGCTTGATGCCATGACGGGTGAGAATGAACGTTTGAAGGAGTTTGGTATCACTGCTTCGAAGAATGGAAAAACTACTGCATATACGTTCAGGGGTGTAACTACTGAGGTACAGAATACGGATATGGCAATTAAAAACTATATTCTGTCATTGGGTAAATTACAGGGAGTACAAGGTTCTATGGCTACCCAGATGAATGAGCTGGCTGGCTTGGAATCAAATTTAGGGGACCAGATAGATTCTATCTATAATAAGATAGGAAAGAAACTTGAACCGGCTATCAAATCCTTCATGGGAACTTTAGGACGTTTTATGGGGACAATATCAAAATCCCTTGATTCTTCTGGCGAAAAATTTGATGACCAGTTGAATAAGGTTGTTTCCCTGCAAAATGGGCTGCTCCCTTTGCTGAACCGATATGATGAATTGAAAACTAAAACAAGCTTAAGCGCACAAGAACAAGATGAATTAAACCAATTGATATCCCGTATCGCTCAAATAATACCAGGAGCTGTTACTGGCTTTGACAATTATGGAAGGGCTATATCTGTGAGTACTGATTATGCCCGTGAGTGGATAAAAACAGAAAAAGCCAGATTAGCCTATATCAATAAATCACAAATTGAAGAGCGCAAGAACGAAAAAAAGAACATTGAAGAAAGGATAAAGAGTCTGAAACGCCAAGAAAGTATAGGAAAAAGGCTTTATGGGGTTGATAAAGAAGGAAATGCAAAACATATTGCTGTTTATAGCGGGGGGATGGGATATGGACCTAATGCGGAACAAATAAACTCTAGAAAGATGACTGCGGATGAGCAGAACAAGTTCAAAGAGGAGATGAAGTCATTATATGAGGAGTTATCAGGAGTTGATGCGGAACTTTCTCGTTTGCAGGGAACTACTTTAGACGATATGATTAAAACTCAAACAGAGATGATTGAAAAACGTAAAAGTTTTAATGAGATGAATAAAGAATCTCTTTCCGCTTGGATTGATGATGAAAAGAATGCAACAAGTGAGTATTTGAACATGGCCAAGGAAATTTATAAAAACCGTTTTCCAGTAACTCCTATTGATCCTGATGCAGCGGAAGAAGAAGCTAAACGAAATGAAAAAATATTGAAGGAAGCATTACAGAAGCAGACAGAACTTTTTGAACAACAAAAAATAGAGTTAAAACAACGTTATTTGGCGCATAATGACGAACAACTACAGACTGAATCCCAGTTTAACAAGGCCATGGAAGATTTGACCTTGCAGGATCTTAATGCCCGTCTTAAAATAATGGGGTTGGAGGTCTCACAACGCCAACAGATTGAACAGCAAATTTTGGATATTCGTATAAAGGCACTTGAGGATTTTCGTCAGAGAAAACTTGCGATTGAAACAGAAGAAGAGCAACAGCGTGTGTCACTCAATAAAAAATCCATAGATGAAAATAAAGAGTGGCTTGATAAGCAGTTGGCAGATAGGCAGCAACATCATAATGATCAGGTAAAAATAATTAGTGACTCTTTGAAACAGCAAGTGGATCAGTATAAGGAATATGGAAGCCAAATGGGGGAATCATTAGGTAAAGTTTTGTCAGGGCAGGAAGACATGCTTTCCGCTTTTGGTAATACCATGATTGATATCCTTTTTGATGTCTTATCTCAAATTATAAATCAAAAAATTGCGGAAGCTACTGCTGTAGCCATTGCGGAACAGGCTAAAGCGGCAGCTATTAGTGCTGCCCAGCCGGATTCTGTTGCCACTTTTGGCGCGACTGCTGCTGCCCGAACCGCTATTATCAGTGGCTTGATCATGGCTGCTTTAACAGCTGCAAAAACAACATTAAAAGGTTTGCTTGCTAAAAAAGGCTCATCTACCACGTCGGGAACTACATCTCCGAATACATCATATACCCGTGTTCCCGGTAGGCAGTCCGGAGGATATATAGATGTCACTCGTGCCCAAGATGGAAAAGAGTTTCAGGCTGTCTATGATCCTAAACGTCGTGGATTTATAGACAAACCTACTGTCATAGTAGGAGAAGGTCCTGCCGGATCATCCAAGGAATGGGTAGCTAGCAATGAGGCGCTGAAGAATCCTACCATTGCACCCATATTGTCCATTCTTGATCAGGCACAACAGGCCGGAACTATTCGTACTTTGGACTTTAACAAATATCTTCAGGCAAGAACTGTAGGGAAACAAGATGGAGGACAGGTCTCACCAATAGGAAACACGCCTTCAATGGTATATGCTGATCCTGTTTTTATTCAATCTGTAAACAAATTGAATGATATTCTGTCCCGAATTGATAAAAACGGTGGAATACATGCATACACTATTTTATCTGAATTTGAAAAAAAACAAGAATTGAGGAATCGTTCTAGAAAAATTGGCTCAAAATGAAGATTATTAATACAAAATCGGGAAAAGCATATCAGCTTGTTCCTGAAACACAGCTTGAAATTGAAAAAACAAATCCTTTTTTTAACGATTATGGTGAGCAATCTCTGCCGGTAAGTTTGCCTGATAGTCCTTATAATCGTGATATTCTTAATTTCCCGAATGTTATACAAAGAAAGGAAAAAGTACAGTTGCTTGATGCCTCTATTCAGGACGGAGAATATTTTGTTCCATGTCGTCAGGCGATATTGAGTGTGTCCCCGTCTGAAAGCATTGAGACTTCGTTTTATATAAATGAAGGAAGTTTTTATAGCAAATTGGAAAATACTTATATTACAGATGTGTTTGCAGATGAAACAGTTGATGGGATTAATACATTGGATCAGGCCATATCTTATTTAAAACAGCTGAACACATCCGGAGGAGATGAAATGTTCTCTATTTTTCGCGTTAAAATTAATGATGATGATAATGACAATCCACGATATTTGAATGGTAATGATGGAAGGTCCTCTTTATTTTATAATGAAAATGATACAACTGAATATATTGATGGAAAGACAATATCTGTTACTCGCGGATTTTATATGACACCGTTCATTAAGGCTAATTATGTCCTTAAACGTTTGTTCGCTCATTTTGGATATACTCTTCTTGATAATTTCTTTACGAAAACGTATCCTTTCCCCGATATGGTTTTCATTAACAATGTTGCTGACGCAATTGTGACAGGAAAAATTCGTATTGATCAGCTGGTTCCCAAAGTAACTTGTAGTAAGATTCTGGATTTGTTTCGGCGTAAATTTTGTTGTGAGTTTATTACCGATGAAGTTAATCGAACTGTTGACGTTATAATGTTTAATGATTTAATGTCTGATAAGGCGGATGTGAATCTTTCGTCATCTTTGGTTGGGAAATTGAGAGTTGAATACCCGGATAAATATAAGCAGCTGATATTGGAAGCGAAAGATTCTGTTGATGGGACTATTGAAACTTTTGATTCTTTGGAACTGATTAAATCAAAATACCCAACTGCCATATTTAATGAACGGCAAGGATATTTTGTTCGCAACGGCTTTAAAATAAGTACTCGTTTGTCCAGTATGATAACACCTACCACTGAAATAGTGGCTGATTGTGGTCAGCGTTATTATGAAGGGGGTGAATTTGAGACATATAAAATCGAAGTTCCTGAATGTATACCTTCAGCTGGGATGTATATTGGTGAAGTGCAATATCTTAACTCTTCAATGAAAATCACCGGAACAGATACTGCTAATGAACCTTCAGAAACAGAAACAAATACGTCTTCTAATATGTATGTCATGCTTGCTTTTGCTCATAAAGAAGCGGATTGGAAGTTTACTGAAGGTTCTGTGAGTAATTATATATATAGAAGATCCGGACGTAATGAGATAAATTATAAGTTCTCAGACTTTGCTTTGGTGTATAATGGGCCTTATGGGATATTTGAAAAGTTTTATAAGGAATATGACAAGTTGTTACGTAATTCCATGCATACTGTTAAGGCGGATTTGTTGCTTACCCAGCACCAGAAGATGACTCTCTCATCTTTTAAAAAAATTGTAATACATGGTGCGGAATTATTGCCTAATAAGATAAACTATAATCTTGGGCTTAGAAATGATCCGATAGAGTCTGAATTATACACTACCCAGTTATATGAGCCTGTATCTTTGCCGAAAAGTATTGAAGATATATTTCCTTCTATGGATACGGGTTATAAATGGGTGGGCAAAACCTCTTATAAACTAATATCAGAAGATGAATATAATTCATCCCCATTTAAGGATGCAGAGATTTCTCCATTTTTCCCACCTCCACCTACTGCTGATTTGGTAGGGAAGAAAATGTATGTGTGCTATACGGCTGGTATATATATATCACAGAATTGGGCTTTATATACATTTTGGTTGGAAGCCGTTCCTAATGCAGATAATTGATTGTCCTTTCTATAGATTCATGGGTAAGTTATTTTTGTAATAAAAACAAAAGGCATGAATATTCTGAATCAACCTGCTGCTTTATCTCTGTCCGGTAACATTGAGAAGTTCCGCATCCAATCTGCGGAATCTTTCTCTTTTGTCTTGTCAAAAGGGAATACCAGACTATTGTCTTCTGTGTATACTCCCGGTACGGATGGTTATGTTACGATTGATATACGGGATATTGTAGAATCCCAATTATCTTTCTTAATGAAAGATATCACCACTCCCTATGAACAACCTGATCTGGCGGCTGATTTTACGGCTGTTATTGGCGACAAGAACATAACATTTCGTGTACTTCGTTGTGGGGTAGACCGTTTCTCTGGCTCTGCCGAAACTTTTTTGAAGGCTAATTTCCTAACTTGGCAGCCACAGGTGAAGAAAGTGACTTACTATTCTCCCGAATATCTGACATATTATGCTGTGATATCCTCCTATGTAAAGGTGAAGGCCTATTTTATAGACGATGAAGGCAAAGTGACTGAAGAGGTGAAACAACTGGCTACATTGGGAGAGAAACGGGCGTATACCATTCCTGTGCAATATGCTGTGATAATGGCACTATTTGAATCCCGCCTTCCTTCTTTTTATGATGTATGGGTGGAGGATGGATCAGGTAGCCGTCTTACTTATGTGCAGCGTTATGTGGCGGGCAATATCCTTTCCGAGCAGGAGCAATGGATACTTTTTGAAAACTCCTTGGGAGGTATGGATACGTTCCGGGCTTACGGACAGCTTGATTTTCTGGCAGAACATACTCATAATATTGCCGAGATAGATGATATATCTGAAGAATATAGGGTGGATACGGAACGTAAGTTCCAGAAGAATACCGGATATCTAGACAATCGTGAACGTCAATGGCTGGTTGATTTCCTTCCGTCGAAGCAGAAGTATATATATAATCAGACTTATTTGCGACGGATTGTAGTGATAGAGGACAATACATCCTATACGGACAAGGAGCTTCCTTCATCTTATACGTTTACTTACAGATATGCGGATGCCCGCCCGCTGCTCAATCTACAGCGAACAGATAGTCTTCCGGATAATCTGGATATCCATATACCTGATTTGAATTCTTTTACTATACCCCCTCGGTTAGTTGAATTTCCTTCGCAGCCCTTGTCCGAGGGGGTGTTGTTCCCCGTACAGCAACCGTTTTCGGAGAAATGGGCGACAACGAATATAGGTGCTATTTTTGCATATGTACTGAATAAGATAAGTACAGACTATGCTGAAGGTGGAGGTATTGGACACACTCATACGAATCTGGATCTGCTCCAGCTTATATCTTATGTGGACGAATATCTTTTGGTCAATGGTAAGAAAATTAAAGCAGGTTATGCAGATGGAATTGCCGGTAATACCTTTGCTGACCTTGTAACCTTTTTGAAAGGTTTCTTGGTGGGTAAGAATGGAAATGGTTGGACTGTATTGGAAGATGGTACGACACAAGCCGTTGTTGACCGCTTGTATGTAAAGATTAAGGCTGTCTTTGACGAGCTTGAAGTAAAGAAGAAGACGCATGTTGGTGGTGAACAGATCATATCTCCAGCCGGTATGAAGTGTGTCAGGGTGGAGGAACTTGATGAGAGCTACCGTTGTTTCTTTTTGTCGGAAATTGATGGAGTGGTAATCAATAACGAATTTACAATCGGTACATTAGCATTAGCCCAAGAATTTAACATCAAAGAAGGGACATCCCACAATGTATCCAACCGCTACTATTGGCGTGAGGTGACAGGTGTAGGATCTAACTATATTGACTTGAGCAAAACCAATGCCGACAAGAACAGTGATATTCCGGCTGCCGGTGATGATATCATCGGGCTTGGGCACTTGACGGATATCACCCGTCAGGCAGCTATAATCTTATCATCAGTAAACGAAACTTCGCCTTCTATCACTTTTTATCAAGGTATCAATACATTTTCTTTGGCGGGTAAAGAAGTTATCGGGCTGGGCTTTGACAAGTCTACCGGACACGCCTATATCAATGTGTATGGTGATGCCTATATCGGTGCCAAGGATGAGAGCACTTATATCCGTTATAGCCAGAAAGGCGGTGTGGATATCAAGGGTATGTTTCACATCGAGCAGGGGTCCACCGGATGGCGTAACATGGAAGGCTTGCCGGATGAGATACAGGCGGCTGCCGATCTGGCCCAAAAGGCTCAGGATGCGATAGACAATGCGGCTGTCGGAAGTGTCAATCTGTTGCGTAACTCCGGGTTTACCGGGGATTATGAAAGTGAGACATTGTCCTCTGATACTCAATTGTCTGCTGATACCGAATTATATAGCAAGCAATTAAAGCATTGGACGGGTGTGGCTACCGTATCCGCAGATAGTGCTGCCGGCTCCGGATACTCTGCCGCAATCGGTAGTTTGTCTCAGTCTGTATCATTAATTAAAGGAGAAAGTTATGTTATCAGTTATAAAGCAAAGGGTACGTCTGTGTCTGTTTCGTGTGGTGATTTCAGCACAACTCAGCCTCTTACGTCCTCTTATCAGAGATATACCCATAAGATCACCTTCAATGGCAGTGGTATATTTCTCATCAGTGGTACCGCAACCGTTTGTGACCTTCAGCTAGAGCGTGGAACTATCGCTACCGATTGGAGGCCTTCAATTCTTGACAATGACAAGTCTATGGCCGGATTTCAAGCAATTAACTATATTGCCAGTGCGATTAAGGATGGATCTGTGGATATCCTTGGCGGTTTGATACTAGCTAATATGGTCCAATTAGGCAACTACAAGGATGGTAAGATGCAGAAGGTCACAGCCGGAGTTAGCGGCATATACAATGACGATGATGATGTAGCATTTTGGGCAGGAGGAAAACTTGAACAGGCTATTAGAACCGTGATGAGGTTTCGAAATGATCCGAATTATCAACCTACCGATGAAGAATGGGAGAACATGGCGAATTTCGTTGTCGCTCATGGTGGTGATGTGTTCTTAAGAGGATATATCTATGCTTTGGGTGGTAAGTTCAGAGGTGTGGTTGAAGCCTTGGGCGGATTTTTCCGCGGAAAAGTAGAAACATCTGTTGACGGGAAACGCATTGTCATTGATCCGGATAAAAATACTCTTGAAATGTACACGACTGAAGGACATGCCACCTTGATATTAAGGTTCGACACATCATCAGACGGATGGGAGTATGGTGATTTGATTCTACGGAAATATGTAGGGGACCAATTGATACAAGAAACGACTGTATATCCGGAACGTATCAGAATACAGAATCATGTGGAAAATACGGATATTATTCTTACTCCCAATAACGTTTCTTTTTATGGTTCTAAAGGCGAAACTCTGTTGGTTGGGATGAAACCGGTATATGACGGGGGGGCTGTGTCTAAATATGTGGCAAATATTGAATGCAGTAATTGGCCGTCTAAAGATAACGTCAGCTCCGGGCAGGTATATGTGGAATATGAAACACTTGAAGGAATAGTGACAAATGGAGTGTTAAAGGTAAGAAAGTGATATGGAACTTAATAGTATTAATAAAACAGGTACTTGGAGTGAGGCGGTAGATCGTCTTAACAACAACTTCAGCAAGACCTCTACTGAAGTGGAGAAGGTCAAGCAGAACAGTGTCCGCAACAAGGGATTGTTTTCTACGGAAGAAGCATTGCATGCTGCTATCCCATCTCCAGTTGTGGGCGACTGGGCTGTCGTGGGGGATACCATACCCGGTCCTATATATGATTGCAAGATAAAGGGGAAATGGAGTCCTACAGGAACAACCGGAGGCGGTGGAAGTGTTGACCTTTCCGGCATCTTGACAGCCGAGGAGATAGACGATGTTACATCAATATTATAGTTATGAAAATTAATTACCAATCCGATTTTAAAATCATAGAGAAAGATTTGAATGGAGACATATCAACTCCCTTCCGGTTTACTTACTTCAATCCGTTCAAGGGAAAGTTCATAGCCTCCTTTGACGGACAAGAGTATGTGGGTTGCAGCCGTATGGAAGATGGCAGTCTGCTTGTCGCTTTTGACAACCCCGGTTTCTCTCCCGGCATGTTAAAGGTCAAACGGGAATACTTCATTTCTGATTCTGACTTTAGAGATGGAATCTGCAATCTTGTATCTATTGAAGATACAGGGATTGTGCTGACTACCGGCAAGACGGATGAGAGCACAGCAGAGATCATGCCCTATCCGGATTATGCCGCATACAATGCGGTGCAGAGCGTATCTCTGTCAGATCAGGAGTATGATGATGTGCTGAGTGATTTTAATAGTAAATAAATAATTACATAAAATAACAACAGTCCAAGTTCCGGCGGAACTTAGGCGAATAATAGAATACATTATGGTAAAAATGCACAAGTTGACGAAGGGCGGGCAAACCATTTACCCGGCTACTATCTATGATGCGGTGGTCAATCCCAAAACGCGTAAGAGTCTGGCTATAGAAATGTCGGGTTTAAATAAAGGAAGTGCCATTTCAACACAATTTGATACGGATTTTTCAAAAACCAGACTTGGCATCCCAAAAGAAAATAGAAGTACAGGAAAGATTTTAAGTTATAGGAATGGAGCAACTGGGGAACTCACTGTTGAAATGTATATGGGAACATCTATGGATGATCAATATTGGAGCGATGATTTATTCTGGTCTCCATTGCTGCCATCGACCAAATTTCCCTTTATCAATGTCACGGCAATAACCGGCAATAATTACAACACGCCCGATGCTGCTCGAAATGCTCTGCCGAATACTTACAATAAAAAAATCGGATTGGTTTTTACTTATAGAGATTTGACAAACAGATATAGGGTATATCTGTACAATTCTGAAACGAGTAATTATATACCGCTTGATTCTTACATGTACGATTCTGTCGTGTATAATTCAAACAAATCTAATACGAGGTTGTCGATAAGCAGTATTAACCGGAGAAAAGGATTTATCTTATCGTATCAAAACGAAGACAGGTTTACAATTGAAATATATAATTCTAATAATGTAGAGAATTCAAATTGGATAAATGACAAGAATTGGATCGAAGTATTAACAATTGACTCTCTTGAAGAGGTTAAAAACGACTTGATGACAGTACGACACATGTTGCAGGATGTGTCAATCAACAAGGTATATGATGAACTTTTGCTCACCAATAAGACAATAGATGGAGCCGGAAATATTGTAAATGGGAATGGGATTGTTATAGAAAGAATTGATATACCGGCAGGAGAAGAGTATATCTATACCAATGCATATTCGGTTTATTTTTATAGAGATAATGGCACGCTGCTTGGCACGGTTAATATGGGTGCTTCAACGGGAAAGAATATCTCAAAGAGAGAGATACCATCAGAAGCATCATATTGCAGGGCTTGGAATAATAACGCAAGAGATTTTTATTATCTATCATTCAATGAGAATTTTATTCCGCTTGAATTCGGTATAACACAGCTTCCTGAAACTTATTTAGATAAAAATCTGATAACAAATGATAATCTTATTGATGGTTATAACAATGTAAATGGATCGTTACAGTCAAACGAAGCTTATAATACTACACGATTGATCAGAATCGTTGACAACATAACATCTGTATTTACCAATGCATTTTCAGTCGCTGTGTATGCAACAGATGGTACGTGGATTGGGTATAGGGGCAGTCAAACAAAAACCTTTAGGGAAGTGATGACAGGCGAAAAAAATTGGGAATATATAATTTTTAATTTCAACAGTGTGGCCCCCCCGTTTGTCTCGTTGAATTATTACCCTTGCAACCCGCAAAATGTGAGAAATGTAAAGTTAGATAGAGATGAAATAATCAATATGGCGTATAAAGGGAAGAAATTTTGTTCATTTGGAGACTCGATCGTAGAACTGATCTCGTGGCAGAAGTATGTGTGGAAATATCTTCAATTCTCAACACATTATTGCCGAGGTATCGGAGGCTCCAAGGTTACATCCATTTCCCCACAAACCAAGAAAGTGGACGAAAATGGCTACTATAATGCCGCTCATCCCGAAGAAGGAACTATCACTATACAGGATAATATGTGTGGTGACGGGCGAATAAATACTATTCCGACCGATACGGATGTATTAGTCATATATGCCTCCGCTAATGATATCACGGCAAATGCCCAAATCGGGGAGCTTGACGATCAGGACGAAAATCATTTAAAATACGCCTATGGGCTAATGTTGAGAAAGATTATCAAAAGATTGCCGGATGCCAAGATATTCGCTTGCATACCACATAATTTTTATAACTCTCATAATAATGCTGATTATCCTTATAAAAATAATATAGGATTAACGATACAAGATTACGGGAGTGTGATAAGAGAAGTATGTGCAATATATTCCGTCCCCGTAATTGATGTAAATGCATTAAGTGGAATATCAACACTTAATATCACAACGTATTTGCAGGATCAAGTACATCCAAATTCCGCAGGGGGGATGAAGATAGCTAACGTTGTTATTGATGCTTTAATTCAATATGTTCTCATGGATCTAACCAATCCTTACATCGAAGATACAAAAATGTAAAATTATGATAATTAAAAAGTTAATCACTAAAATAATGTTCCGTCTGTCTGTGGAGATACACCCAAATGCAGAATGGTTCTAGGGGTAAAGGGCTGATCTTGGTGTAGGTCAGCCCTTATGTATTATCGTTAGCGTTATTGTCGACTGTCTTTTTGTATTTAAATGTTAAATATTACACAATACAAGAAAATATATTGTGATTTGTTTTGCTATTATATCACAATGTAGTATATTTGCATTGTGATAATAAAACAACAAGTAATAACAAACAAAACATACAATTATGAAAAGTTACACATATCAAGAAATAGTAGAGAGATTTGGTGAAGAAATAGCTGATAAAGCTATATCTACTGGCGCAGAGCCTACAAGCTGTGTAGTTGATCCGCTACATGAAGGTCTAAGTCTGTGGGCTGAAGCCCCTATAGAGATTGATGGCTATAGGATACGCGCATATTACTACTTGACAGAAGAGGATGAACAGAATTTAGATTTTTTTGATTGGGAAGAGAAGGCAGAATTTGAGGTTGAAGAAATTTTTTGGTAATAAATATAAAGCTGGTGACAACAGATTAATTCAGTATCAAGATTATGAAAACTTTCAATTCATTAGATGCAGATTTTCGCAGAGCATTCAAACAGGCAGCAAAGCAAGGTATAGTTAAATTCACGGTTGAAGGAATTAAAGACGATCCCGATTCGATTTATCCGATGTTTGAAGTATCGAACAATCACGTTACTTACTATTCCGTGCAGAGACAAGAGAGTGTTTGTATAACTGACATGAAGATAAAGGCTGTTATCTACTAATTAGCATAAAGGGTAAACAATTATGACACGTAAAGATATTGATAACGAATTAGGATGGTGGGGTGACTCAATTAGAGAGACTCCCAATAGATATGCGTATATTAGGCAACATTGTTCTAATGATGTTTGCGATTTAAAGCCTATAACTTATGAGGTCTTGTGGTCTTTGTTACTGCATTCTGAAATGAATGACCTTTATTTCTATAATGAAAATCATGCGATAGACGAAACGTGTGTGTTTTATGAATTTTACAATGACCTTGGGTTTGAACTTCCAGAGGATAGAGATTTGGATATGAGTGACTATCCCCATGTTTGCATAGAGTTGAGCGATGAGAATGGATATGAGGGAGATGTTGATATTTTCATGCTGGAAGAATGGCCCGTTTCCGAAGATATGACGGATGAAGATAAAGAACGTTTTGACACGATACGAAAAAAATCTCCTATCACATTGGGGGATTTTGATCCACATGATTTACATACACTTTTCGACAAAGTAGTAAGGAAATAAAAAAAACAGAGGCGGATTTCTCCGCCTCTTCACTATACAGTGGCTGTATAGAAATACTAATTTGTGAGCAAATCACAATGACATTTCTAATGTCGTTTCAATCCACGCACCGAAGTGCGACTAACATCGTTGATGTCCGATGCAAAGGTGCAACTTTTTGAATTAACGAGCAACAAATTATAAATGTTATAAAATATATTAATTATGGCAAGAAGACGATCTATTACCCTAGATCAAGAGTCTAGGGTGTTGTCCCTATATAAGGACGGGATAGCTATCAAGGAGATAATGAAGGAAACAGATATAAAGTCTGAGCAAACGATATATAGGATATTGGACAGCAATGGTGTGCCCCGAAGACCGAAGGTTAATGGCGTGAAAAGGATACTTGTTATGATAGAGGAGGATGTGGCAGCTATCTTAGATAAGGAGCAATCGGTATCATTATATGTCAATGAGGCTATAAGATTCTATCACGGTAACCGGCATTAATTGTCAATTAATCCTTCATTGTATAAACTACAAAGAATCGCTACAAAGATAGATATTAGTTATGATAACATCAACCATGACAGCAGAAGAATTGCTTGACGAAATAAGAGCTGATTATCCAAACGTGCTCACTATCTCCGATGGCAAGGACGATAAGGTCATCCGGATAATCAAAAAATCCGTTCTGTTTCCGGTGCGTATCCACTCTTTTGTCACCACTGTGCGAAAAAACAAGTGGCTGATATTATGGGAGGCTCACAGCAAAAAAGAGATAGGAGACGATTGCCGTATCTCCTTCGTCTGCTACCACGATACCGGGCATGGCAAGTATGCCTATATGCCTACCTTTGTCAAAGGTAAAATGGTTCTTCTTGTGTTTCCTCCGCACATCTTTTCCCGATTTGCCGAGCGGATGGAAATTAACTTTGCAGGCACAAAACTGATGAAACGGTACTTCGAGATGAATAATAGTTATTCGTTTAACTTCTCGACCGAAGAAGTAGATGGTGGCCACCGTGAAAATGTGTTCGCCACCTGCCGGGAAGGCATTGCGATGGGATTCAAGGCTGTAGGGTTGGATGTCTTTCTCTTAAAAACTTTCATAACTTACGATATGTGCAAAGGCGAACAGATAGGAAATTTTGCAAAAAGTGAGGAGTTTCGCAGACTAGTACATGAAGAAATGAGGATTTAA